CACAAGCCGACGGTCCGCTGGCGCTGCGACGCCATGGGCCACGTGGAACTGTAACCGGGGCACACCATGCCGGGCATCATGCCGGGCACCGGGCGCACCATGCCGGGCATCATGCCGGGCATAAGGCAGGGAACCGGGGCACCATGCTGGAGGAAACCACCCGGCGCGGGAAAATTCGCCGCGCCATGTGCCTTCACGGCCGGCCCGGCCCGGAAAAATCCGCAGCGCCGGCAGCACCGGCCGGGAAACAGGGCCCCCCAGGGGCCGCGCCCACCCCCTCCCCGCCCCAGCTCCGGGCGTAGCCTCCGAAAAGAGCGCTCGTGCGGGCGCGCGGGGATTTTGGACGGACCAGCCCGGACCTGCCGTGACTTATTAGGAGTTGATTCGATATGGCCGCACCTGCGTCCAGCTACCGCAAACTGATCGCCTTTGGCCGGACTTTTTCCGTGGACGCCGACGAGGACTACAAGGCCGCGGCGAAAACCTACGCCGAGGAGGCGTCCCTGATCGCCCAGATGCGGCAGCAGCTGAAGGATGACGGCATGACCGTCACCAAGGAATACGTCAAGGGCCGGGAAAATCTCTGCATCCATCCGCTGATCCAGGAGATCCCCAAACACATCGACTGCGCCAACCGGACGCTGTCGATCCTGGGGGACATCATCGCCAAGCGCGGCAAGGCGCAGCCGGAGGCCGACGCCCTGGACGCCTTCCGCATCCGCTGACGCATGGAAAACGAAAACGCAGTCCTCGCTTATTATCAGGGAATCCGCGACGGCTCCATCGTGGTGGGCAAATGGATCCGCGTCCTTTACGAGCGCATCCTGGACGGGCTGGAGGATCACACCTGGTTCTTTGACCAGCGCAAGGCCTCCAACGTGATCCGCTTCATGGAGCGCTACTGCCACCACAACAAGGGCCCCTTGGCGCCCCAGCGGCTGAAGCTGTCGCTCTATCAGCGCTCCAGCCTTTCCCTGATCTTCGGCATCGTGGATCCAGACGGCCTGCGCCAGTTCACCGAGGTGTTCTGGGTCATGGGCCGCAAGCAGGGCAAGACCCTGATCGCCGGCGGCACCGGGAACTATGTGGCCTATGTGGACGGGGAATTCGGCTCCGACATTTACTACCTGGCCCCCAAGCTGGACCAGGCGGATCTGTGCTATTCGGCGTTTGAATTCAACGTGGCCCAGGAGCCGGATCTGGCCAAGCGCACCAAGTCCACAAAGAGCCGGGGCCTTTACATCCAGGAAAGCAACACCCACGTGAAAAAGCTCCCATTCGCCGACCGCAAATCCGACGGCTATAACCCCATGCTCTATGTGGCGGACGAGGTGGCCGCCTGGCCGGGGGAGCGGGGGCTCAAACAATGGGAGGTCATGGCCTCCGGTACCGGCGCCCGGCGGGAACCGCTGGGCCTGGCCATTTCATCGGCGGGCTATATCAACGAAGGGCTGTTTGACGAGCTGTTCCGGCGCGGGACAGCTTTTTTGAATGGCTCCTCCCGGGAAACCCACCTGCTGCCCATCCTCTACATGATCGACGACCCGGAAAAGTGGGACGATATCAACGAGCTGCGCAAGGCCCTGCCGGGCCTGGGCGAATCCGTGCCGGTGCGCTTCATCCTCTCCGAGATCGAAAAGGCCCGGGAATCCATCTCCAAGCGCACCGAGTTTTTGACCAAGTACTGCAACATCAAGCAGAACAGCAGCCAGGCCTGGTTCGCCGCCGCCACCATCAAAAAGGCTTTCGGCTGGCATTACACGCTGGAGGATTTCCGCAACTCCTACGCCCTGGGCGGCATCGACCTGAGCCAGACAACCGACCTGACGGCCGCCTGCGTGCTCATCGAGCGCCAGGGCGTGCTCTGGGTGTTCGCCCATTTCTGGCTGCCTTCGGAAAAACTCCAGGAGGCCACCGACCGGGACGGCATCCCCTACGGCGCTATGATCCAGCGGGGCCTGCTGTCCCTGTCCGGGGACGCCTTCGTGGACTATCACGACTGTTTTTCCTGGTACCGCTCCCTGGTGGAGGATTTCCAGATCTTCCCTTTGATGATCGGCTACGACCGCTACTCCGCCCAGTACCTGGTGCAGGAGATGAAGGAGTACGGGTTCCACATGGATTCGGTTTTTCAGGGCTACAACCTCACCGGCATCCAGGATAACCTGGAGGGCCTGCTCAAAAACGGCGCTCTCCGATGCGCCGATGACAACGACCTGTTGAAAATCCATTTCATGGACGCCGCCCAGTACATCGAAACCGGCAACACCACCCACCCGCGGAAGAAGCTGGTGAAGGTGAGCAAAAACGCCCACGTGGACGGCGTGGCCGCCATCCTGGACGCGCTGTGCATGCGTCAAACCCATTGGGCCGAGCTGGGCCCGCAATTAACCAACGCGGGGTGAAATTCATGGGACTTTTTGAATCCATCTTCGGCAAGAAGAAAGCCGCGCCGCAGGCGGACGGGGTCTTCAAGACGCTCACAGCGTACACCCCGGTGTTCACCACCTGGGGCGGGAAGCTGTATGAGAGCGAACTGATCCGGGCGTCCATCGACGCCATCGCACGGCACGCTTCCAAGCTGGCGATCGGCATCCAGGGCTCCGCCCATCCGCGCCTCAAGTCGCAGATCCGCTCTGGCCCCAACGCGTGGATGACCTACTCGCAGTTTTTGTACCGTACGGCGACCATCCTCTATATGCAGAATAACGCGTTCGTCGTGCCGGTGCTGGGCGCGGATCAGCGCGGGGAGCCGGAGCTGCGGGGCTATTTCCCGGTGCTCCCTTCCCGGACGGAAGTCGTGGACGTGGACGGGGAGGCCTGGTTCAAGTACTCATTCCGCAACGGCCAGATCGGCTGCGTGGAGATGGACAGGGTAGGGATGCTCTCGCGCTACCAGTACGAGGACGACATCTTCGGCTCGGATAACAAAGCCCTCAGCTCCACCATGGAGCTGATCTCCATGCAGCAGCAGGGCATCCGCGAGGGCATCAAGAACGGAGCGACCTTTCGGTTCATGGCGAAGCTGGGCAACTTCGCCAAGCCGGAGGACGTGGCGAAAGAGCGCGAACGCTTCAACCGGGAGAACCTGCAGGGCGAGTCCGGCGGCATCCTGCTCTTCCCCAACACCTATACCGACGCAAAGCAGATCGAGCAGAAGCCCTACGTGGTGGACGCCGACCAGATGAAACTCATCCAGGAGAGCGTGTTCAACTACTTCGGCGTCAATATGGACGTGCTCCAGAACAAGGCCGTCGGCGACAGCTGGGCCGCGTTCTATGACGGCGCGCTGGAACCCTTCGCCGTGCAGCTCTCGCAGGCGCTCACCCGCATGACCTTCACGCCCATCGAGATCGCCCACGGCAACCTGGTCACCGTCACGGCGAACCGTTTGCAGTACGCGTCCACCGCCGAAAAGCTGAATGTGTCCGCGCAGATGGCCGACCGCGGCATCATGAACCGCAACGAGATCCGGGAGATCTGGAGCCTGCCGCCCATCGAGGGCGGGGATAAATTCCTCGTGCGCGGCGAGTACAAAGATCCCGATCAGCAGGAGGTGCTCGATGCAGGAGATCAGGCCGGGGCAGAGACCGGAAACCAGGGGCAGGATACCAACGGTATCAGCCTCGAGAAAATCAACATTTGAGGGGAGGGATCAACGTGCCCAGGAACGAGAACCGGGAATACCGCTCGATGCCCATCATGCGGGCGGAGCAGAACCCGGAAGCGGAAAAGAGCTACAAGGTCAGGGGCTACGCCTCCACCTTTGACGAGGCTTATCCGCTGTATGAAGACTATGACGGCAACCCGGTATACGAGGTCATCGACCGGCACGCGTTCGACGGCTGCGATATGACGGATGTCATCATGCAGTTCGACCACACCGGCATGGTGTACGCCAGGACGCGCAACGGCTCCCTGGCCGTATCCACCGACGACCACGGCCTGCTCATCGAGGCAGACCTTGGCCTGACCGAAGAGAGCCGCAAGCTCTACGAGGCCATTGCCACCGGGCTCATCGACAGGATGAGCTTTTGCTTTACCGTGCTGGAGGATGCATGGGACAGCGAGAAACGCACGTCCCGCGTTACCCGCATCGGGAAGCTCTACGATGTTTCAGCCGTATCGATCCCCGCCAACCCGGGGACTGATATAGCCGCAGCGCGCAAGCAGCGCATGGACGGAGTGATCCAGGCGGAGCGGGCGGAGAGACTCGCGCAGGCGCAGCGGCAAAAACGTATCCGCATTCTGCAGGTCAGGCTGCGTGCCATCCAGGCGCGGGGCTGACCGGAAAGGAAAAGCCATGGAAGAATTTAACCTCGAAGCCATGAGCGTCGAAGAGCTCGACGCATTGCTCAAGGCCGTGGAAGCCAAGCTGCAGCAGCTGGCGGGCGAGGGCGGGGAAGAGCGGGAAGAAGATCCCGAAGCCGACCCCGAACTGGTCGAGAAGCTGCCGGAGGACATCGACGAACTGGAGAAGATCGTCGAAGCCGCCGAGGGCCGCAAGGCGTCCATCCGCGAGACCGCTGAAAAGCGTTCCCGCCTCATCTCCCGCATCGCCGCCGGCGAGGCCGGGAAGACCATCCGGAAATTCGAAGAGCCTGCTAAGGAGGAAACCAAAATGTTCGAACTGGACAGCAAGGAATACCGTTCCGCGTTCCTCAAGAAGCTGCAGGGCAAGCCCCTGACTGCTGAAGAGCGCACCGCCGTCAACGCCACCGCCGCGATCCCCACCGAGACGATGAACCAGATCGTCCACAAGCTGGAGGAAAACCCCCTGATCGCCGCCGTCGACCTCACCCACATCCCCGGCTATGTGAGCTATCCCGCCGAGGATACCATCAACGACGCCGCGTGGGTCGCCATGGGCACCGCCGCCACCGACTCCGCCGATACCCTGGCTGCCGTGAACCTGGGCGCGTACAAGCTCATCAAGACCGTGGAGATCGGCGCGGATGTGTCCGCCATGAGCATCGACGCCTTCGAAGAATGGCTGGTCGCCCGCCTGGCCAACAAGATCGAAAAGGCCGTGGACGCCGGCATCCTCAACGGCGGCGGCTCCACCTCCGGCGAATGCCTGGGCATCAAGACCAGCAAGACCACCGCGGATTACAAGTACACCAAGGCGGCCATGACCTGGAAAGACCTGTGCGCCATCATCGGCAAGCTGCCCGGCCAGTACCACAACGGCGCGTCCTTCGTGCTGCCGCCCGCCCTGTTCTTTGGCGAAGTTTTGGGCATGACCGACTCCACCGGCAACCGCGTGGTCGTGAACGATCCCCAGGAACCCCGCAAATATAACGTGCTGGGCTTCCCCTGCATCGTGGACGGCAACGCCGCCACCGACGAAGTGTACTTCGGCGACCTCAAGGCCTACAAGTTCAACTTCGCCAAGGATCCCGAGGTCAAGTGCAGCGAAGACGCCGAGTTCCGCAAGGGCTCCAACGTCTGGCGCGCCATGGCCCTGGCCGACGGCAAGCTGGCCGACCAGAACGCCATCATCCGCGCCATCCGCTCCACCTGATCGGAATAACCCGGGCGGAGGGGCTGCGCGCTCCTCCGTCCTGTCTTCAAAAGGAGTGCTGACCTGATGAAAACATTGATCGCTGTTCCCTGCGGGGACCAGCTGGAAGCCAATTTCGTGGAGTGCCTGCTGAACCTGAGGCCGGTGGGGGAAACAGAGATCAAGCTGCTCAAAGGCACGCTGGTCTACGACGCCCGCAGCCAGCTGATGGAATACGCACTCAAGACCGGCGGATATGACTATATCCTGTGGCTCGACTCGGACATGACCTTCGAGCCCGACCTGCTTGAACGGCTGATGGAAGACATCGAAGGGAAGCAGCTGGTAACCGGTCTGTGCTTCGGGCGGCGTCCTCCGTTCAAGCCCTGTATCTACAAGGATATCCGGGTGGAGCAGGAGGGCCTGGGCTATATGCCCTACGCGGACAACTATTTCGACTATCCGCGGGACCAATTGTTCCAGGTGGAGGGCTGCGGGTTCGCCTGCGTCCTGATGACCATGGACATGGCCGAAGCCATGAGCGTTTACGGCGTCCCCTTCTTCCCGATCGCCGGGCTGGGCGAAGACCTGGCCTTCTGCTGGAGGGCAAAGAAGCTGGACTACAAGCTGTATTGCGACAGCCGGCTCAAGATCGGGCACATCATGCGCCTGAGCGTCGATGAGAACTTCCGCGACAATGTTTTCCAAGGCCAGTCCGGCAACTGACCATCCGGCCTCCGGGCCGTTTGGCGGGGCGGGAAAGCCAGCACTCGCCCGCCCCTATTTTTCAAAAGGAGCTGATCCACTTGCCCAACGATCCCATGCTTTCCGCCTGCAAACTGGCTCTGGGCGTCACGGTCTCTGCCTATGATGACGAGATCACCGACCTCATTGCCGCCGCCCTGGGGGATCTGGGCATCGCCGGGGTGGATAACACCCTCACCCAGGACCCGCTGATCACCCAGGCCGTCAAGACCTATGTCCGTGCCCACTTCCGCAGCCCTGCCGACTATGACAGGCTCAAGGCCTGCTACGACGAGCAGAAGGCCCAGCTGATGACGGCCACCGGCTACACCGATTGGGGGGACGCCTGATGCTCCACGCGGATGTGCTCACCCTGATCACCGATTCGCCCGCGGAAGCGGGCGTTTTTGATCCCCGCACCGAAACGGCGCGGGACGTGTTTTGCACCGTCCGCTCCGTGGGCATGCGGGAGGCCTACGAGGCGATGGGCCATGGCCTGCGGCCGGAATGGGTGTTCGTCCTCTCCCATGATTTTGAGTATCAGGGGGAGCAGCGCTGCCGCTATCACGGCGTGGAGTATCACGTGATCCGCACCTACGTCACCGAAGCGGACGGCATCGAGATCACCGTGGAAAGGAGCAACGCCCATGTATGACGCACTTGTGGCCGCGCTCCGCTTGACCGGCATCCCCTTCGCGGAAACGGCCTGGGACCAGCGCCCCTCCGGCGCCTACGGCGTCGTGGCGGTGGACAGCGCCCTGCACTTCTACGCCGACGATCATGTGGATCACCAATCCCCCCGGGGCACGGTGGACCTCTACACACCGTCCCGGGACCGGGAGGCCATGGCCGCCATCCAATCGGCGCTGAACGGCCTTTCCGGCTGCGCCTGGTATCTCAACTCCATCCAGTATGAGGAGGATACCCGGCTGCTCCATTGGGAGTGGGTGTTTACGCTGGAAAGCTGGTGATCCCATGGCCAAGATGAAAATCGAGGGGCTGGAGGATTTCGGCCTGATGCTCCGCAACCTGGGCGAAAAAACGCCGGCCGTCATGGCCGCCGCGGTGTACGCCGGGGCCGGGGTGCTGGCCGAGGCCGTGAAAAGCGAAATCCAGGCCCTGCCCACCCAGGAGGGCTTCCTCCGCGCAGGCGATAAACGCGCCTACCTCACGCGGGACGAAAAAGCAGATCTCCTGCAGGCCGTGGGCGTCGCCCGGTTTGATCACACCGGCGGCAAGGTCACCACCGCCGTGGGCGTGGAGGGCTACTCCTCCCACCCCACCAAGAAATACCCGGGCGGCGTGCCGCTGCCCATGATCGCCCGCTCCATCGAGAGCGGATCCTCTGTCCGTGAGAAAAATCCCTTCATGCGCCGGGCCGGGCAAAACGCCAAAGCCCGGGCGCAGCAGGCCATGACCGACGCGGCCGTGGCGGAAATCGACAAAATAACAGGAGGTAGATAACCCATGGCAAAAGTCGGTCTTTCTCAGTCTTTCTACGCCAAATACACCGTGACGGACGGTACCATCAGCTACTCCGACGGCGGCACCCTGGGCAAGGCGGTGGAGTGCTCCATTGAATTGGAGGACGCGGACCCCGCCATCTTTTACGCCAACAACGGCCCCGCGGAATCCGCCCAGGCCTTCAGCGGCGGCACCCTCACCATCACCAACGATTCCCTGCCCCTGGAGCCTGTGGCGGCGGTGCTGGGCCTGACCGTGGCCGCTGTCAGCTCTCCCGCTGGTTCTTCCCTGGCCTTCCCGGCGGACCTGACCCCTCCCTATGTGGGCTACGGCACCGTGGCCAAGTCCATTGTCGGCGGCGTCACCAAGTGGAGGGCCATCCTGCTGCATAAGGTACAGTTCCAGGTGCCCCAGGACGATCTTTCCACCCAGGAAGACGAAATCGAGTTCGAAGGCCATGAACTGGTCGCCACCATCCTCCGCAACGACGCTTCGCCGGCGCTGTGGAAAACCGTGGCGGACTTCGAAACCGAGGCCAACGCCGTGGCCTGGCTGAAATCCCAGCTGGCCATCACCGGCTAAGAAAACGCACCCCGCGCCCCTTGAGGGCGCGGGGCTTTCGGCGTATTCAACCAACACAGGAAAAGGAGAACAAAACCCATGATCAGAACCTCGAAAATCACCCTGTCCGGCGCCACCTACCTGCTGGTGATGACCAACCGGGTCCTTTCCCGGCTGGAGGAAATGGGCATTTCCCTGGAAAAGCTGGGCGACACCATGCCCATCACCAACACGATGAAGCTGCTCCAGCTGATGATCGACGCCGGCGCCCGCTTCGCCGCGCGGGAGCACCTGGGCGAATATCCCACCATCACCCTGGAGGACCTGCTGGACATCACCGGCCCGGAGGATTACGAACCCATCCAGGCCGCCATCGCCGGCTGCATCAACGCCGGGCGCACGGTGGACGCGGTGCCCGCAAAAAACGCGGCCGCCACTCCGGCAGCCCAGGCCCCCAGCGCCTGACGTCGGAGTGGTTCCTTTGGTACGGTTTACACCTGGGCCTGTCCTATGACGAGGCCAACGATATGCCCCTGTCCCGCCTGCTGGATCTCATCGCCATCCACCAGATCAAGGCGGAGGGCGCCCGCTACCGCAAGCCCATGAGCGACGCGGAAGAACTGGACTACATTCTTTCCTTGAGGTGATCCCATGTCCAATTCGGTCATTTCCCTGGGCCTCCAGGTGGATGGGGAAAAAACATTCCAATCCGCCTTAAACGCCATCAACGCCCAAACCAAGGCCATGGGCGCCAGTTTGCGGGCCACCGCCTCCTCCATGTCCGTGTTCGACCGGGGGCTGCTGGGCACCGTGAAAAGCGCCCAGACCTATGGCCAGATCATCCAGGCAAACCAGCAGAAAATGGATATCCTGGGCCAGAAGCTCACGGCGGCCCAGCAGAAGCTGCAGCAGCTGGCCCAGGCCTATGAGCAGGCCCAGCGCTCCGGCGATCCGGCGAAGATCGAGCAGGCCGCCAACGAGTACAACAAGCAGGCGGCGGAGGTGGCGCGGTTGACCGCTGAAATGAGCAAAACAGAAGCGGCAACCAACAAGGCCAAGAACGCCCTGAAGCAGATGGCCTCCTCCGCCATTTCCTCCGGCATGGAAAAGCTGAAATCCGCGGCCCATTCCCTGGCCCAGGGGCTGCAAACGGTGTACAACGCCGCCAACCAGCTGGCCAGCAAAATGTCGGGCATCATGAAGGGAATCGGCGCAGGCGGCGCGGCCATTTTCGCCGGCCTGGGCAAGGTAGCGCTGGATTACAACTCCCAGATGGAGAGTTACACCACCAATTTCGCCACCCTGCTGGGCTCCACCGAGGCCGCCGTCAAAAAGGTGGACGAGCTCAAAAAGATGGCCGCCGCCACGCCATTCGGCATGGCCGATCTGGCCAGCGCCACCCAGACGCTGCTCAATTTCCAGGTCCCGGCCCAGAAGGCCACCACCATCCTGCAGCAGCTGGGCGATATTTCGCTTGGCAACTCTGAAAAGCTGCAGTCCCTGGCCACCGTGTTCGGCCAGGTATCCAGCGCCGGCAAGCTCACCGGCCAGGACCTGATGCAGTTCATTAACGCCGGTTTCAACCCCTTGAACGAGATCGCCAAGAAAACCGGCGAATCCATGGAGCAGCTGCGGGACCGCATGAGCAAGGGCGGCATCTCCGTCCAGGAAGTGGAGCAGGCCTTCGTTTCGGCCACCTCCGCCGGCGGCCAGTTTTTCAACGGTATGCAGGCGGCCAGCCAGACCATGACCGGCCTGTTCTCCACCCTCAAGGATAACGTGACCTCCTTGATCGGCTCCGTGTTCCAGCCGCTCACGGATTCCATCAAAACCACCCTGCTGCCCACGGCCATCGGGTACATCGGCGATCTTACCACCGCTTTCCAGACCAACGGCCTTTCCGGCATGATGCAGGCCGCCACCACCATCATCCAGGGCCTGCTGCAAACGGTGCAGTCCGGCGGCCCCCAGGTGATCCAGACCGTGTTTTCCTTCTTGCAGGAAATGATCGGCCAGATCAGCGCCATGGCGCCCCAGCTGGTGTCCACCGCCGCCACCCTGATCACCAGCTTTATGCAGGGGTTGCACAACACCATTCCCCTGATCATGCCCGTGATCCAGCAGATCGCCCCGCTGATCGTCCAGACCATCATTTCCTGGCGCATGGAAATGATCAACATGGGCCTGCAGGTGATTTTCGCCATCGCTCAGGGCATCGCCGACAACGTGGACAAGATCGTGGATTCCATCGTCCAGAACGTGGAGGCCATCCTGAAAACCATCACCGATAACATCGAGCAGTTTGTGGAGGCCGGCATCAAGATCATCATCGCTCTGGGCGAAGGCCTGATCAAGTGCATCCCCAAACTGGTGGAGGCGCTGCCCACCATCATTTCCGCCATTGTCAACGGGCTCATCGAGCACCTGCCGGAAATCCTCAACGTGGGCGTCCGCATTGTGGAGGGCCTGTGGGAGGGCATCTGCTCCATGGCGGACTGGTTGTGGAGCCAGATCAGCGACTGGATCAGCGGCATCTTTGACGGAATCCTCTCTTTCTTCGGTATCAAGTCGCCCTCCCGCCTGATGCGGGACGAGGTGGGCGTCAACCTGGCCCTGGGCATGGCCGAGGGCATCGCCAAGGGCGCCGGCGCGGTGCAGTCGGCCTACGACCGGCTGATGCCGTCGCCGTCCAGCCTCACCGCCTCCGTGGACGGCTATTCCGTGGCCGCCCGGGTGGCGGGGGAAACCAGCGCCGCGGCCAGCCCGTGGCAGGATAACCGGCCCATCGTGCTCACGCTCAACGATCGCGAGCTGGGCCGCGCCGTCAGGGGGTACGCGCAATGATGAATGATATTCCCGTTCGCTATGTGTCCTCCGCGGGCCGCGCCTTCGTCCTCCAGGGCGACGGCCGGGCCTTCCTGGATGTGTTCCCCCTGTTCCGCTTTTCCTGGGATTACGAGCTGGTGAACTCCACCAGCGGCATGGGCGGCGCGGCCACCAATTTCGCCCGGTTCCCAAAAACCGTGGATCTGGAATTGCGCCTCCGGGGGTATGACCGCCAGGGCTTTCTGGACAAGATCAACGAACTGCACCGGGTGGCGGAGCCGGATCTGGTTTCCGCCACGCCGGGGCGCTTGTACCTGGGCGACCAGTACATGGTCTGCTACCTCACCGCGGCGGGCGGCGTTTCCTCCGCTCCGCGCAACGGCCATTTTGCCACCCAGGCCCTCACCGTGCTGGCCGTGCGGCCCTTCTGGTGCCGGGAAGTGGAATTCCAGTTCGTGCCCCAGTCCGGCGGCGGCGAAGTGGAAAACGATATGGCGAAAAAGTACAACCTCCGCTACCCCTACCGCTACAATACCGGATTAAACGCCCGGCAGCTCTATAACAATTTCTACCTGCCCACGCCCATGATCATCACCATCCAGGGCCCGGCCAGCACCCCGGCCATCCAGATCGGCTCCAACGTCTACCGGGTCAACGCCCAGGTGCTGGCCACCGAATACCTGGTCATCGACCAGCCCGCCCGGCAGATCTACACCGTGGGCGAAACCGGGCAGCGGGTGAACCGCTTCAACGACCGCGATAAACGCACCGATATTTTCGCGCCGGCGCCGGTGGGCAACAGCACCGTTTTGTATAACGGCGATTTTGTGGTGTCCATCCGCCTGGTGCAGCAAAGGAGCGCCCCCGAATGGACGGAATGACCTGGATCCACGCCAACTCCAACCTGCGGGAAATCCGCCAGCTGGATTTGATCATTTCCGCGGATATGCAGGTGGATGTGGCGCCGGACGCAAAGCTGATTGACAACACCTGGTCCATGACGCTGCCGGAGCGGGTGTGGGCGGAATCGCCCATCACCAAGGGCCAGTATGTGTACGCCCCCGGCACCGAGTGGGGCGGCCCCGTCACCCTGGTGCGCCACGTCACCGACGCGCACCAGATCATCCTGCAGGGCCCCACCTGGCGGGGCCTGCTGCACCAGAAAATCATCTATCCCCCCGCGGGCCAGGGCTACCTGGTGCTGGAGGACGTAGACGCCAACGCCGCCATTTCCCTGGCGGCGGGGGATCAGCTGGGCAGCCTGTTCCGGGTGGAAAGCGAACCCGCGGGCGTTTCCATTTCCGCATCCTACCGCTACCAGAGCCTGGCGGCGGGATTGCAATCCGTTTTCCGGGAAAAGGGGCTGCGGCTGTCCATCGCCTTTGATCCGTCCATCCCGGCGGCGGTGGTGTCCGCCGTCCCGGTTTCGGATTTCAGCCAGCAGGTGGAAATCTCCCAGGATTACGGCGTGGATTTCTCCTCCGAAATCGGCAACGTGGAGGAGGCCAACCATTGCCTGGCCCTGGGCCGGGGTGAACTGGCCGCCCGCCAGGTGGCCCACGTGTACCGCATCGGGAATACCTATTATCTGGAGCGCCCCTCCTCCCTCACCGACGCGGACCTGCGCACGGTGAAACTGGATTACCCCAACGCCGAGGATGAGGGCGAGCTGGTGGCCGCCGCCGTGGATAAGCTGCGGGAGCGCTCCTCCCGCCAGCAGATCAGCGTGGACGAATTGGCCATTGATCTGTCCATCGAACTGGGCGACCTGGTGTCCGTCCGGGACCGCGTCACCGGCCTGGCCGCGAAAACCGAGGCGCGGACAAAAATCCTCAACATCGCCGGCGGCCGCACCGCCGTTTCCCTCACCGTGGCGGCCCTCATGGGCGCCGGCAGCAGCGTGGTGCTGCAGTATTGGCAGGATCTCAACACCGTCACCTGGGACGAGGTGGCGGCCTTCACCTGGGGTTCTTTCATCGAAGCGTAAGGAGGTTTTTCCATGGCCCAGAAAGCGATTACCATCTACACCCCCGCCGGCGCGGCGGCCCACATTTTCGCCGAGGACGATGCCCAGGTCCACCGGGCGCTCATCGGCGAATCCGGCATCACCCTGGCGGATCAGCTGCTGGCCTGCACCGTGGTGGATAACAACACCGTTTCCCTGGCCGCCGGCTGCTATTCCAACCAGGGCTACCTCATCGTGGTGCAGGGCGGCACCACCGCCGAACTGCCCGTGGCCAGCGGCACCGTGGGCGCCTTCAGGCATGATCTGGTGATTGCCGATTTCATCCGCGGCGGCGGCGATACGCCGGACAGCCACGTGTTCCGGGTGCTCAAGGGCGCAGACGCCTCCTCCGATGAGGCCGCCCAGGATCCCGCCCTGGTCCAGGACGATCTCAAAGCCGGCGGCTCCGAACGCCAGGAGGCCGTGTTCCGCATCCGCTTGAACGGCACCCAGATCGCCTCCATCGACCGGGTGGCCAACTATATCGGCAACGTGTACCAGTAAGGGGTGAGTCCATGGCAAACTATGGTATCCTCAAATACACGTGCACCGTGGAAAACGACACCTATTGGGGCAACTGGGATAATTTCCATATGACCACCCAGGACCTGCCGATTTCCGATTATGAGATCCTGGACTGGACCATCACGGCCCGTGTCACGCTGGAAATCGATCAGGTGTATGGGGAGCCGGGCTCCAATATTTTCGGGGCCAGGATCGGCAAGCGGAGGGCAGGCTCCACCGTCCTGTGGGACTGGTTCTGGGATGAAAATGACCCGAGTGTGATTGATTACAAACCATCCGATGATGGGAAAACATACACCATCGTAATCGGCGGCGGTGGTGGACATACCAGCACATCGGGGCCGGACGTCAACACCCTGGACAATGTGGCCATTGAACCTGATTTTGATCCAGATCAAGACGGCACATTCTATATCAAGGCCGGTTCCACCGTCACCCTGGAAATCCGGCACACCGGCAAGTCCGCCTGTTTCCCGCCCACCTCCGTCACCGCGCCGTCCTACATCCATTACCATGGCGGCATCAAGGTGGCCTGGAACACCGCCGAGTCCGGCAACAAAAACCCGGTGTCCGGCTACGAGGTGTGGCGGTCCCGTACCCGCAACGGCACCTACACCCGGGTGGCGTCCGTGGGCGTGGATGTGCGGTCCTGGCTGGATTACAATTATTCCATCGGCGATACCTGGTACTACAAGGTCAAAGCCCTGACGGACGATCACAACTATGATTCCGCCCTGTCCGCCGCCACCGCCGGCACCGTGGCGCTGGAGCGCACCACGCCGCCCACCTTCCGCTCCGGCCACGCCGGCGCGGTGTACAATCCGCGGCCCCGCATCCTGTGCACCCTGGGCGCCGACGCGCTGGAGGAATCGCTGATCGTCCGCACCTCGCCGCCCTACATCGTGGGGCAGGAGGCGCCCATGCAGTCCGCCAAGGTGGTGCTGCGCAGGGAAACGGCCATGAGCCCGGGCGCCGAGTCCGTCACCGTCACCAACACAGACACCTCCGGCGTATCCTATTCGGCGGACGCCGCCGTCACCGTGCTTTCGCCATCCTGGACGGATGATCCCATCATCGCCGGCGAAACCCCCGTCAAAGCCGCCCACATCATGGAGCTGCGGCAATGCCTGGACAACATCTGCGACTATTACGATATTCCCCGCACCGATTGGGGCGGCGACGTGGTGGCCGGCGTCACGCCGGACCGGCTCTGGCCCACCCATATGGCGGCCATCCAGGGCACCGTCCGCCGCATCGCCACCTTTATTAATTCCTGGGATCCGATTTCCGCGGAAAATAACATCATCCTCCCGTCGCTGCAGGTCATCACCCGGGCCAACGCCCGCGCCATGAACCAGCTTCGGGAAATCATCCTGATGCTGTAAAGGAGGGATTCAATGGCAACGCAAACCACCCATTATAGCCTGGTCAAGCCCGCCTACGAGGATCAGGCGGATGTGGGCGTCCTCAACGGCGACCTGGACCAGATCGACCAATTGATCTATGACGCCAACAACGACGTCCGGCCCGTAACAAAGGGCGGCACCGGGGGCGCAACGGTTGCGGCGGCCCGGGCCAATCTGGGGCTATCTCTGGTGGACATTTCCAGCGGCGTGGGCATCACCTTCAACGATGCCACCCTGTTTTCCCTGAGCGCCCCCATCGAGGCCTTCCGTTTCGGAAACGTGGTGCAGGTATACATCGCCATCCGCTCCAGCAGGGAAATCGCGCAGAGTGTGTTCACCAACGTCGGCACCTTCACAGGCCTGCCGGCACCGGTAACGGAGATCCACACGCCGACGGTGCACTCCAGCGCGAGCTATCAATATCATCCGGTGGGCAGGCTGTCGAAAACGCTGCAGTTTTCGATCCGTGTGTTTGAAAGCGCCATGAGGGCATCCAATAATGGTTTCGCGTTCACCTATCTCTGCGAAAATTAAGGAGGGACGAAAATGTACATCATCATCGAAATCCAGACGAACCAGCAGGGGGAAACTTCTTACCTGGTGGATAAAAAGGCCACCATGCCGGAGGCGCTGCAGAA